GTGCAGGCGATGGCGACTTGCATGGCCATGCCGGTGGCGATGGTGGTGGCCATGTCAGTCGGCCTTGGTGACCAGGCCACGCAAGGCGGCGTACTGAAGGCTCAGCGAGATGATTTCGTGCAGGCCTTCAGGGTCCATCGCACCGAACATGCTGCCCAGGGCTTCCTGGAATTCATCCAGGGTTTTGCCTTCGGCTTCGAAGCTGGCCAGCATCTGCGCGATGGGTTCGATCATGCTGCGCTCAATGACCTGGTCGGTGGCCTGTGAAGCCACGTCAACGGCCTCTTCAAGGCTCATGCCTGCGGCTTTGGCGAAGGTGAAGCCTGGCAGGCCTTGCACGGCGGTGAAGTCCACCTTGGTCGGATCTGGCACCGCATTTGCCTTGGGCTGTGGCTTGCCGGTGGTGGGCTGCTTGTCTGCCTTGTTGCCTGCACTGCCGCTGGGCAGCAAAGCGTCTTCATCGTCCTCAGCCTGGGGGATGGCCAGTTCTTCCAGCATGGCTGACTTGCTGGGGCGTGCACCCATGTTGGCTGCCAACTGGTAAGTCTCTGCGCGCTCTTTGCCTGCGGCCTCTTGATGGAAGAACTCCAGCTTGGGCGCGGCCACGCCTTCGCCGAAGTTGAACAGGGTGATCCATTCGAAGATGCGAGCCATGCCAGAGGCGGCGATGTCGCGGTCTGCATCGTTGATGGACTCTTGGCGCTTGAGGGCGGTCTCTGATGCAGCCCGTGCGCCCACGCCTTGCAGTTCAGCCGTCATGGCCTGACCAGTGAGCGCCTTCGACATCTCGCGGTTGGAGCGGTCGATCAGGTTCTCTTGGGGCAACGCGCCACCGCTGGATTGGGGCACAAGCAGTTCAATGCCGGTGCCTTCTGGCGCGACCAGGTAGCCGGACTCCAGCATGTTGGCCAGGGCCTTGGCCAGCTCCTCTTGTTCTTCGCTGGGTGTGCCCACGGGGTAGCGGCCCACGGGCCAGGGCAGGCCGTGGCGTTCGCAATATTTGACGAAGAACCGCCAGCCGCCGGTCTTGAATGTCCAGGGCCAGAAGCAGGCCGACAGCAGCGCGATGCCGTATGGGTTGGCTGTGCTGGCCATGTGGCGGCTGATGACGAACTGATAGGGCTCGATGGGTTGGCCCTGGGGGAAGTCTTTGGAGATGAGCAGGGGCTCAGCGCTGGGGCCGAACTTGATGCGGCGGTTGGGGCGGTCGAGCACTTGGGTGGGCAAGTACTTGCCGTCGACCAGACCCCAGATGACTTCGTGCACGGCATAGCCGGTCAGGATGGATGCAGTCATCTGCCACATGACCTCCAGCCAGTCAGACACCGTGTTGGGCGTGGTGGTGCTGAGCCAGGATTCGACCAGGTCGTGGGCTTCCATGGCCTTGGGGTCTTCGTCGTCACCGGCCACGATGCGCCAGTCCATGGAGCGGAACTGACCACGGATGGAGCGCAGGTCACCGATGACATGCGAGTCAGCCAGGATGGACTGGTAAACCGATTCGGCCTTGCCCATCTCGCGCAGGATCGGGTCTGGGTTGGGCAACACAGCCATCTTTGAGAAGAAGCTGTAGATGTCGGTGTCTGGGCTGGCAACCGACTTGCCGAGCATGCTGCGAAGCGAGCTGAGGATGCCCTTGAAGTTGGTGAGTTGCATGGTGGGGTGGGGTGAGGTGCTTGGGTGATCAGTCGGGCGTGTCAGGGCCGGTAGGCCATGCCCAGGGGTGTGCCGGTGCGTGGGCCCATGCGAACCTTGGGGATGCCTCCGGCGCGGCTGGTGGCCAGTGACCACAGCATGTGCAGGGCATCGGGGCCGTCGTCGTGGTCGGCTTCAGGGAAGTGGCGAAGCTGCTGGATGAGCACCGTTTGCGAGGGGTGCAGCAGGATCAGGCCGTTGCTGACATGGGGGCTCAGGCTCTCAATGCGCAGGCCCTTGTCGGTGTGCGGGATCAGCGGGATGGCAGGCAGTGGCACGCCAACCTTGGCCGATTCCTTGATGAGCTGCTGGCGGAAGAACTCCTGAAACTGCACGCTCTCGACGCCCCACAGCAGGCAGCGGTATTCACGCTGCAACTCGATCATGGTTTGGATCTGGCGATCAGGGATCATGCGAGCGACCCGAGCTTCGACCACGGCCAAGATGCCCGTATGGCGGTCATGTCCGCCGACCAGGATGGCGCAGGGATCGCGGCTGCGGTTGTTCTTGCCCAGTGAGGGGTCGTTCACACCGTAGTAGATCCAGTCGCGGCTTGGCTGCACCCAGTACTTGATCTCGCGGAACAGGGCCGCGTCGTCGTTGGTGGGGTCGTTCTGGTACTCGCAGTCGAAAGCGTGGTGATCGGCTGCCCTCAGCTTCATCAGCTTGAGCAGGGGCCGCATGGTGGGCCAGCTCACGACGGCGCCAGCGTCCATGAGCTGCTGGTTCTGGGCGTAGTAGGCGTCGGCCTGCTCGGGGCCGTCGTTGATGAAGATCTCTTCCCAGGTCTGCCACATGTCCAGGCGGTCAGGCCAGCGCACGATGGCGCGGAACTTGTGGCGATGCCACAAGGGGTTGCGGTGGGTTCGGTTGGCCACCGAGTCGTAGTGCAGGATCGTGTTGAGGTACACGATGTCCATGGAGCCATCGGGCGGGCCCAGGGGGATGACCACCTTCTTGAGCCAGCCTTCCAGTTTGTCGCGCTGCTCCTTGCTGCGGACGTTTTCATCGTTCTCGATGTCGTCCAGCATGACCAGGTCAGGCCGGTGCGGGCCGTGCCTGAGGCCGCGCATTTTCTTGCCGCTGCCAAAGGCCTGGACCTTCACGTTGCCTGCGGTGACGATGATCCCGGCGTTCCATACACGGCCACGGCCACAGGCCGAGGGGAAGTCCATGGCCAGGCGTGGGTTGTCTTCCAGCTCGACCTTGACGGCTTCCAGCATGGTGGCTGCCTGGTCGAAGCTGTCCATCACGATGGGGATGAACTTCTTGCGGCCTGTGACCACGCACCACAGAGTGAGCAACTGGGTGCCCAGGGTGGACTTGGCCTCACCACGCGGTGCGCTGATGTCGATGAGCTGGCCCACCTTGTTGTCGATCAGCGCAGGCACGGTGCTGAAGAACCAGGCGTGAAAGACGCTGGGCTCGCTCTTGATGTAGTGCGGGAAGTAGGTCCGCACGAAGAAGCTGTAATCGGCGGTGGCCTGGGTGGCTCGGCGATCACGGGCAGCGCTGTCGCTAGCGAAGCCATCGCACTCGGCTTGGATCAGCGTTCGCTGCTCATGGGCATAGGCGGTGAGTTCGTCCAGGAAGGCTTTGGCCTTGCCGGATGCTTTGGGAGGGAGCTTGCTGGTGGCCATGGGGTGGGTGCCGTCTGTGTGGCTTACGCGCTGAAGTTGCGAACCAGCTCAGGGCCGAAGGCCTCAAGCACTTCCACAAAGGATTCGCGCAACTTGGGGTATTGCCCGCCGATGAAGCTGTTGAGCTCCTTGATCACGTCCATGGCCACGCTCAGGCGGTTCAACTTCGGGTTGGCCGAACCGGCTGCACGGATGGTTTTGACGTAGCTGTCGGACAACTGCGCGAGCATCTCGGCCTTGGTCTGGGGCGAGATGTCTGGGGCCTTCTTCATGTCATTGATGACGGCCACAAACTGCTCTGCCAGGTCTTGCAGGATCTGGCCGGTGAGTTCCTCGACGCCGCCTTGCGTGAGGCGACGAGCATCGCGGGCCACGTCCCAATCGTCGCCTGCTTGCTCAGCCTTGGCCTTCCAGGCACGTGCAGTTGGGTAGGCCACACCGCACAGCTCGGCCGCAGTGTTGAGTGGCATGCCCTGCACGTACTTGGCGCGCACGGCCTGGCGGGTCTTTTGGTCGTGGGCCATGGATCAGCCAGCCTTGACCAAAGCCTTCAGGCCTTCAACCAGGGCACCAGCCAGAGAGCCCGAGAGGGCGCCGCTGATACCCGCCTTGATCGCAGTCGATCGCTCGTTGTGCTCCAGCGTTTCGATGCGGCTTTGATGGCTGTCTAAGCGGCCTTCAACGCTGTGTCGAAGGTCATCAATGCGCTGATTCGTTGCATCGTGGTTGGTCTGCAGCATTTGCGTGATGACGCGCAACTGGCCCTTGACCTCAGACAGTTCAATGGCCGTTTGCATGCCGCCTGGATTCGCTTGTTCTTGATTCATGTGTGCCTCGGTTTTGATGGCGTTGCGAGTGAAGAAGTTGAGGGCTCAGGGCTTGGCGTATTGGCTGCCGAGCAGCTCAAAGGCGCCTTGGCAGGCGATGCAGCGGATGGCGAAGGGCGCTGCCTTGCGTCTGGCTGCGGCGATGGGATCACCGCAGTCTTCGCAGTGGCTTTGGCCCCGGCCTTGAATGGCCCGGTGCACATTGCCCAGGCCGTCGGCCACCGCGTTTGCCTCATTGGCTGAGGCTTGCTCGAAGTGCTTTTCGTCCATGCTCAGTTCAGCGGCAGGACTGAGTTGGCTGCACTTCCAGGAAGCTCAGCAACTGGCACATCTGCGCGGCCAACTGGTGATAGGCCTGGGCCACTTGTCGGTGATTGGCCTCCAAGTCGGACATGCGGCCAGAAGCGGGCTGGGGCAGCGGCACTGGCGGTATCACCAGGTTGGGCGGGGGCGGCACTTTGATCGGCGCTACCGAAGGCGCTTGCACCACCAGCGTCGGGCCCGGCGTTGGCGGCACGCCAGAGGCGCAGGCGCTGATCAGGCAGGATGCACAGATCAGCAGGGTCAGCTTGAGTCGGCTCATGGCGGGCATCGGTTTCAAGGGTGGAGAAATGGGTGGCGATGCGCTGGCGCTTGGCCTCATAGGCCTGGCCTGTGGTGGCGGCACGCTGGATCTCGGTTTGCGCCTGGCTGGCCACGCTGGCTGCGGCTGCAACCACGGCTGATGCCGATGCCTGTGCGGATTGGGCGGTGACCTGGCTGAGGCACATGGCGCTGCCAATGGCCTGGCCTTGCTCATAGGCGGCACGGACCTGATGGCGCACAGCCAGCGCCAGGCACGCTGCCAAGATGGTTGGGGCGAGCACCAGCAGGACGCGGCCGACCCCGCTGATGCCTGGCCCTGTGGATACATTGGCATCGCTGGTGCCAGTGGTGCCGCCCAGCACCTGCTTGAGCTTGAACAGCTTGGCCACGACGGCGGCGATGGTGGTCAGGCCGATCATGAGCACACCCCCTTGCCCCACGCTTGGTACATGGGCTCAAACTTGGTCAGGATGACCTTGGGGTAATGAGCGTTCTCACGCTGGGAGGCTGGGGTGACACCAGGGTTGATCTCACACGTGGCACCCATGCAGCGTGCCGGTGTGGCGCTGAGCTTTTGCCGCTTGTAGACCCAGCCCAAGCCGCCGTTGTAGGCCGACAGTGCAAAGGCCATTTGCTCGCATGGAGACTCAGCCTTGATGCGTTGAGCCAGCCACTGGTCATAGCTGACCAGTGCACGCAAGGCCCAGGTGGGGTTGGCAGGTGCGCGGTCGGCCAGGCCAGGGTAGATACCACCGATCCAGGTGGCCGTGCTGGGCATGAACTGGGCCAGGCCTTGGGCACCCACAGGGGAGCGGGCGTCTTCACGCCAGCGGCTCTCTTGATGCACCTGCGCGGCAAATGTGGCCACTGGGGCATCCAGGCCCCAGATGCGATGGGCTTCACGCTTGAGCGTGAGGCGATGGGCCTCAGCCTGGCGGGGGATACCCTGTGCCTGAGCAGGGAGCGCATAGAGCTCCACAGCCAGGGCCAGCAGGAAGTAGATGGAGCGGCGCATCAGGCACCCAGCCCCACACAGATCAGGCAGCCCATCATGATCAGGGCGCGGCGGATCATGGTCCATTCACCCATGGCCGAGGCCATGTTGATGGAGAAGACTTCGGGATCTACCTGGCGAGCCGATTGAGGGCTGCCGTGGACGTTCTCATCAGCCGCATCGTGCAGGCTGTCATGCGGGCGGGCATAGGGGAAGGCCCAGCGGTCCAACCAGTAGCCGCCCCAGCCCGCCAGGGACATGAGGTGCGCCTTGAACAGGCTGACGGCCAGCAGGCTGGCGGGTGCATGGGCGCTGACGACCAAGCAGGCAACGAAGAGAACCACGCTCAAGGCGAGGCACTC